ATGAACATCGAGGCCGACTGCCACCTGCGCATCAACGAGGTGACCGACTGCGGGTGCGTCGTCACGGCCATCGTGCGCACCGACACCGCGGTGCCCGTGCGACTCGACGCACACCCCGTGTTCGAGACGCTGACGGACCTGTTGGGCGACCCATACGAGTCGCTGGCGCACTACGCCGTCGACCTCCGCATCGGCGGCAAGGCCGCGGCCGACGTCGTGCCGGCCAACAGCAGCGTCGAGCTGTGGGTACCCCAGAAGAGCGACAACACCGCGTGCGAGCTACCCGCCCCGGGATACGCGTACCTCGTGCTGCGGCACCTCGTCGACGGCGTCAAGGCCATGCCCTGGCAGCCATGCCCGGAACACGAGGCACCCGACGACCGCCGACCAGGCGACATCCTCGCCGTCATCTCCGCCGACGCCCCAGGAATCCGACCGGAGTACACCTTCCATGCCCCTAAGCCATGACGCACCCACCACCCCCTACAACGGCTGCCCGTTCTGCCAGATCGCCGCAGGGTGGCTCACCGCCGAAGTCATCTGCTCATGGATGGGCACGACGATGCCGGCGCTCGCGATTCGACCGCTCAACCCGGTCACACCGGGCCACATGCTCGTGATCCCCATGGCACACGTCCCCGACTTCACCACGCGCCCCGAGATCTCCGCCGGCCTCATGGCCCACGCAGCAGACCTCGCGGACGCCGTCGGCGGCGACATGAACATCATCAGCAGCAAGGGGCTAGCGGCCACACAGACCGTGTTCCACCTGCACCTACACCTGGTGCCGCGCACCGCTGGCGACGGCCTCGCGCTCCCATGGACCAACCAGGAAGGCACCCCATGACCCGCGTGTTCTACGACACGGAGTTCATCGAGACCGGAACCACCATCGACCTCATCAGCATCGGCATGGTGACCGAAGACGGACGCGAGTATTACGCCGTCAACGGGGACCTCGACGACACCACGAACCACGACCCGGACCTGCGCGGCGGGTACATCGGCAAGACGCCATGGGATCGCATCATGGCCGAACCGTGGCTGGTGAAGAACGTGGTGCCGTCCCTGCCCCTGCGGGACCGGACGCAGCTCGACCGGCACCTGAAGGGGGTGCCGCTGTTCGCGCCGCGCCCGGTGCTCGACTTCGTGCGCCTCGACCACACGCACACGAGCGTGAAGCCCCGCCAGGTCATCGCGAACGAGGTGCGCGACTTCCTGCGCGCAGCCGGCCCCGACGTCGAGCTGTGGGCCTGGTACGGGGCATACGACCACGTCGCACTGTGCTGGTTGTGGGGCCGGATGATCGAGCTGCCCGACGGCGTCCCGATGTGGACCAACGATCTCCGCCAGGAACGACACCGGCTGGGCAACCCGGAGATGCCGACGCAAGCGGCCGGCGAGCACAACGCGCTGGAAGACGCCCGGCACAACCTTGCCATGGCACGGTTCCTCGACGAGATCGCGGAGCGCGACGCGGGTGATGGGACAGTGCGGCTCGTGCATGCTGGCTGGGAATTCGAGCTGGAGACCCATTTCGAGCGGCCACCGCACGTCAAGCTCAAGCGATACGGCGAAACCGTCGTCAACGGATACGTCCACCCCGACGTGATGGTGTCACGCTTCCCCCGCGCACCGGAAGTAGTCATCCCCGATGACGAGCTGCCTGACGCATTCCGCTACGACAACGAGTCACCATGACGTCGCTTCGGTGCCTGTTCGGGTGGCACGAGTGGGTCACGTACCTAAACAGCTCGAAACCCACTCACGTCGAGTGCGGATACACGTGGCGCCGGTGTACGCGCTGCGGGTCGGAGATGTTCGCGCCGAACGTGTTCCCTGATGCGTAGGAACCCGGGGTGTTTGCGGTGCGGGCGCAACACGCGTAGAGTTACGCATGTCAGAACGACACCGACCGGAAGGAACGCCATGCCCCCGCAGAAGGACCCCGAAGAGGAACTGAAGGACGCAGCCGCACGCGGCGACATCCCCCGCCCGGAGCGCACCAGGTGCGAGGAATGCGGCATCGACTTCCCGTCGAACCGCATCCTGGTCCTGCACGCCAAGAGAGAGCACTAGCCCCAACGCACACGGCCCCCCGACCCTGATGGGTCGGGGGGCCTTCACACGAGACAGGACACCTCCCCGGGAGGCGCGGGAGGGATACACCGAGACCTCACCGCTTCAGCTTGTCAGAACCTTCCCCCGGGGAAGTGCGCCTAGGACAAGGGTACGGACCCGGGACACACCAGGTCAACGCAGGCAGAACATCCGTTCAGACCGACTCATCTGGTGGCGAATCACCGGATGGTGAGTCGTCCGACCCCTTCGTCAGCGTGCGCTGCGCCTCCCACGTCTTGACGCCGGCACCAGGCCGCAACAGCGGGGAAGCCTCTAGGCGGTCGAACAGATCCTGGAACAGTGCGTCCGACCCGTCACCCATGAACTCACCACCGCCCCACATGTCCACCGTGACAGTCACGGTTACGGCCGGATCCTCGCTACCGGACTCGATGGCCTCGCTATGGAATACGGCCAAATAAACCGGGTTGTCATTCTCATTCATTGAAGGTTCCGCGAATGGCATTAGCAATCCTTTCTATGGTGCTGTCACACCATACGTTCCACCAATTGTCAGAACCGCGCCGTTCACCCAACCCTGGGCACTAAGCACACCAGCAGCGGTCAGGAAGTACCGGGCGACATACGCAGCGCTCGGAGTGCCCTGCCCCATTTCCGTGATCCCAGCGGGGAAGAACGTGAACCCGGATGGAAGCGTGCCAAACGTAGTCGTACCACTGAGGCCGGCCGTGTTCGCTCGACCACGCAGCATGACCACCGGCCCGAATCGCCTCGCCTGCGGAGTGTTCGCACCACCCAACGGCGTGACACCAGCTTGCCAAATGACGATGTCCTGCCACCCGGTGTCGAACCCACCAGGCGTGTCCTGCCAGATCGACGCCGACACCGGATCACGCAACGCAGCTCGTTCCAGGAACGCGATGCGGCGTTGGTAATCGGCCAGGATGCGCGCGATGTCGTAGTCACGTTGAACGGTGTTCACGCCCATCAGCAGTCCACGCAATCACTCGGCTCCGACGACAGCATGTTGCCGGGGAAGCTGTCCACGATGATCTGCACCGTGACCTGTTCGGCGCCTTCCTGCCCGACGGCGAGCGATACGCGCCCGATGCTGGGGATGTGCGTGCCCGAGTCCGGCATATCGGGGCCACCGTCGAACTTCCAGTTCGGGGAATCGACGTCGACGTTCACGTTCCGGCCTGGCACGAGATCGTCGATGGTCAGCGTGGGCGAGCCGGCCGCCGTGCCGTAGTCCAGCCCGGTGAAGTTGAACTGGAGATTGAGCGCCGCGAACATGTGGTCGGCCTGATACCCGGACGCGTGCTGCCCCAGAGTGATCAGGTTGCTGACCCCCTGGAACGCCGGCGCGGCGTCGTAGCGCGGCTCGAACGGAACCGGCGAATCGGCCGTTGCGATCCGCGGCGTTCCGTCGTCCTCCGGGTCACCGAACGCGTCGATCTGGTTGGCCAGAGCGTTGCTGTCCAGGTTCAGTGTGAAATCGGTCAGGTGGTCCCACGTGATGAACGGCGCCGGCGACGGCTGCGACAGCTCATCAAAGAACGCGATCTCACTGAACCAGTTATCTGTCAGGCCCGGAACGGGAGTCGACTGCCGGAAGTGTTGCAACTCGTACACCGGGCCGTCCTCGATCGCCACAAGCTGCCGGATCAGTTCACCGATGACCGGCCGGTCCACGGCCAGATAGGTCCGATCCCGGTTGAACGCGCTGATCCCGAATCCACCGATCAGCGGGATGCCCAGGGACGGCGACGGGTCGACGCTCCCACCGTCGAAGTTCTCACCCCGCGCGTACAGCACGAGGTTCGCACCGATGGATGTCTGACTCTCCGCGGTAAATACCAGATCCGACCGGATCAGCCGGTAGTCGAGGTACTTCTGCATCTCGGCGAACCCCAGCGTGACCGTGCCGTCGCTGTTGCCCTGGAACGTCTCGACGAACCCCCCGAACATGTGCACCGGGTTGTTCGGTGTCGCGGCGCCCCCAGCGACCCGTGAGAAAAAGATGCCCGTGGTGCCCGGAAGCATGTCGTTCGCCGAAACGTACCCGCCATCGGCAATGATGCCGGTGCTGTTGCCCATCCGGTTGAACGTGATACTGCCGCGCCCAGCTTCCATCAACGCCGTCTCGAACTCGAACGACACGGGCACGATGGCGTGCGTGATCGCACCCGTGAGCAAGTCGGTCAGCTCGACCCGCCAGTTCGGCGCACACTCGCAGACCTGAACCATCAGCCACTCACCACAGCGTTTTCCCACCGGATGTTCACGAACCCGGTGTCGGCCGGATCGCCGGTCTGCACCGTGACTTCATGCACCCCAGGTTCAAGGCATGAGGTGAAGTCGCCTTCCAGGTTCTGCGTCACGTCGACGAACCCGTCAGCAGCTCGACCCCACCGCGTGTCGATCTCTACCACGGTCCCGACCGGCACGTCTTCGGTGTAGGTGAACTCGTGACCCCCGTACGTGACGACGATAGGCGCCGTCAGCTCTGGGAACAGCGTGATCACCGGGCAGGCGCAAAGCGTGCCGACGATCTCGACGGTTTCCGGCGCCGTTGCCGTGGCTCCCTCGTTCAGCCACGCCTGCGCCAAATCGATCCTGTAGCCCGGTGTCCCCGGGATCCCAGTCCAGATCAGCCGGAACTGCACGAACTCTGCGAGCGCCGGTGCAACGATGTTCTCCTGCATGAACCGCTGCCAGTCAGCAGACACCACCTGGCCAGCGCCGTTGTGGCTGCTGATGTTCGCGCCAGCCGCGTCGTACCAAGTCCAGTCCACCCGGGTCTGCGGGATGCCACCCGCAGGATCCTTCCGCGCCCACCAGGCGATACTCACGATGTCACCCGGGTCGACCGGAACCGCGCCCGTTCCCGACGGCGAAAGCGCCATCGCCATAGGCGATGAGACCGGCAGCGTCTCCACCAGCCGCGAGAAATACGGGCCACCGTCTCCACCTAGCGGACCGCCGGTCAGTGGGTATGAGTCCGAGACGGTAGCGCCTTGCTCCGTCATCGTCAGGCCGTCTAGTTCAGGGTCAGGCAGCATGTTCTGTTCGTCGGCGTCGAGCGTCTGCACGTGGTCGCTGTCCCAAACGAAGTCCGGGCCTAGCGCGTCCAAGAGGATCAGCCGCGCGTCAGCAGCGTCGAACCGGAGCGTCACCCGCGCCACACCACGGTTCGACCGCTCCCACACCACATCAGCGACCCGTGGGCGCCCGTGCACCAGGTATGGCCCGTTGTAGACCTTTTCCTCTTGGGTGGCGTCGGGGTTGTGGCAGTCGGTGAAGAGAACGAGCGTTGCGCCAGAGCAGTTCCGAGACCATTCCTGCGTCAGCCGCGCGACCTTCTGACGTGCGCTCATCTCCGTCGAGCACCCCGGGCACCCGTCGTTCTGCACGAGCACCTGCAACGTGATCTGCCGCGGCTCGTAGTAGTCCGCGAACTGCACGACACCATCGCGCTGCGCGAACGCCACGTCACCGTTACGCACCCCAGGAACGCCAAGCCCCGCCGGCGGTAGCAGCAGTGACCCCACGGGAACGGTCGGCAGGAACGGCAGAACCTGGTCCCCGCCTTCCAGGCTGATGCCCTGTTCCTGCACCTGTAGGCCGCCGGCCGTGCTGTAGCCGTCCTTGTACAGCACGACACCCCACGCACCGCTGTTCGCGCTCATCTCGCTACTCCGTCCACGACTTCGGTACGCGCCTGCGTCGCATACCGGATATTCCAGGTGATTTCATTGAGCCGACCGCCGGACGTTGTCGGCCCGTTGAAGATCTGGTTGACGGTCACCCCGTTGTCTCCCACCCCGGTGCCCTGTACGCCCGTCCTAGCCGCCGTAGCGGGCGCCACGAGCGGCTGTAGAGCCCGGGTCATCGCGTTCGCCGGAGCGTTCACGTTCGCGAGGATGCCGTCAGCGACGAGCTGCGCGATCTGCCGGCCGGAGTTCTCCGGGTTGCCCGTGCCCGACAGGGGACCGACCTTCGCCGGCGAGAACGGCAGGTAGTCACGGATCGTGCCGGCCAGGTTGCTCGCCGCCCCCGCAAGGGAACCGATCATGGCCTGTATGCCGTTGATGAGCCCCTGCACGACGTTCCGGCCCGCCTGATAGAGCAACTGCCCCAGGTCACCGATGGCGCGCCCGATACGCGACGGCAGGTCACGGAAGAACCCGACGACGTTGTCCAGGCCGGCACGTGCCGTAGAGGCCACGGTCCGCACGCCCAGAGAGAACAGACTCTGCGCCACCGACCACAGCCCGCGCACAGTCGCGATAGCCCGGTCACGCATCGCAAGGAACCGACCGATCAGGCGAGCAACCCACGAGATGACGCCCGTGATGATCCGCGCCTGAAAGTTCGTGAACGACGTCAGCACGCCGTTCCACCAG